AAATTATTTCGCTCTCAAAGCGAACTTGAGAAATGGATGCACCCACACACCGAATATTCTCGTGTGTCAAAACAATTCCTGGGAGACCAGGTTGTCGTAGAACGGATTCGTCGTACAGGAGCTTCTCGTGGAGAAACTGTTATGACGTCTAACCAATACGGTAGAGGTACACTCGATATGGCCAATTATTACATCTTAGCCGGTGGAATGGGTAAACCTGGAGATTGCGGGCAACCGTATACTCTAGCTGCGTCCAATGGTCATATTTATGTCGCCGGGATACATGTAGGAAAAGTTGGGTATAACTCATACTTTTGTCCTATTACTTTGGATGACTTTGTGGAGCCTCAAATTGGAAAAATTGAGTCCCATTGTGCCTACATACCTAAGTTTATTCGATACGTTACACCAGAGATTTCTAAGAATGTGCGGAATGGAAAGTACGCTTATCTTGGACAATTGTATCGTAAGAAGATAATGCCTGTAAAGACTAATCTTCGACCCTCTCCTGCACAAGGAGATGGGGATCGAGAACCTATGTATCCCATCACTTCAGCTCCTGCTTGTTTAACTGTAACAGAGTTTGACGACGGAACTGTGGTGGAACCCCTCAAGAAGGCTTTAGCTAAGCTTGGTGCGTCTCCTGCGCGCCCTATGAGGTCGTGGATGAAGGATTTAATCATCCATAGAAAAGATATCGCCTTCAGAGGATTCTTCCCTAAAGAGATGAATCTGAAGAAAATTCGCTTCTGGACCATTGAAGAAGCGATTTTTGGTATCCCAGGGTTGTGGGACGGTCTTCCGTCTAATACAGCTATTGGTTATGACATGGAATGTCTGACCAAGGCCACTAAGCGAAGTGAGCTCTGGAACAAGGAAACACAATGGATTCACCCAGTTCTTCGGCAACTTGTTCAAGATCTTTTCGATGCGGTAAAACGCGGAGAGAAGCCTAAGAACGTAGTAGCTGGGTGTCTAAAAGATGAAACTCGTGATCTCGAGAGAGTCCATCAAGGTAAGACCCGATTATTTTGTATTGGCTCATTGTCACATCTCGTGTTCACTGTTATGATTATGGGTTCTCTTGTTATGGAAATGAAAGACAAGAGAAGTACATCAGATGTCGCGATTGGAACTGATATCCACGGACATGACTGGAAGAACATCTACAACAAGTTGTTTGAGCTGAGAGGCGATAAAAAATTTGGTGGCGGTGACTTCGGTAATTATGACACATCTTTAAACTCTTGGATCGGATGGGCGTTAGGTGAAGCCTGCGTCCCTTATTTTAATGTAAAATCCGGTTCTTATGAGGAAGACCTAATTCGAGCTGTCTGTGAAAGCGC